TTCAGCCCCCTGTGGGCCTTCCTGTGGGTTCCTGAGGGCATTCACGGTCGCGCCGGCTTTGTCCTGAGGAGTCGGGGCGGTCATATCGTTCATAACCTCGCTCTCCGGGGTCGCGGTCGGCACACCGGGGGCGAGCGTCGAGGCCGCCGGGGGAGTATTCGGCACTTTTGCACGGGCCATCTGATCCATTGCGGTCTGGGCGATCCCCTTGCCACGCTTGGCCAGTTCGTCGAGCTGGTTCTGCGCCCTCTGCGCTTGGAAGTTGCCCATGAACGCGCCAAGCGGGTCACCGACGAAGACGTTCCCGGCCTGTGTCCCGTAGGTCTGTTTCTTGGCACGGTCACGAGCGGTCTTAAACTCCTCGCCCAGCATCGCGCCCTTTGCCATCTCACGGGCCGCCTCGGGCGAGTACCCCATTGCCTCGTATTTCGCCACCAGCTCCGGATTCATTGGCTTTTCAGGCTCTTCCTTCTTGGCGTAAGGATCCATCATCCCGGAAAACTTGTCCCATGCCCCGTAAAGGCTGTCTCGCAAAGTGGCCATTATTTGATCCTCCCGTAGTTGACCATCAAGTACCCGCTCTCGTGCATGATAACTGCATCGGCAGGCGATTCATCGGCCATCACACCTATCGCAGGCTGGCCCCACAAATAATTCCACGCGTACACATTCTGGCCGCCCGGAGTCTTTCCGATCCGGACAATATCGCGCTTCAGGCGGCGGTCAGAGAACGCGAATCCGGCAATCGATCCCAGTCCACCCATCAGGTTGGATACACCAGCCTGCTGTGCGTTGAATTGGTTCAGATCTGCCTGTCCCTGCATATTGGCCGCGTTCAGGTACTGGGTCTCCTGTGCCGCGCCGGCATTGCTGAAGTTGGGCATCTGTGGCATCCCGACTTGCTGGCCAGAGATCAGCGCGTTGATCTCGTTGAGGCTGAATCCGCGCTGTTGCATCATCTGGGCAAGCTGGGCCGCACGCATCTGGTTCGCGTAGTTGGCCGACTGCATCTGCTGGTTGTAGTACGACTCCTGCGCGCCCTTCTGTGCATTCCATTCCTGCGTGGCCTCTTCGTTGCTCATGCCACGCTTTGAGGCTTCCTCCATGAATTGCTTCTCACGCAGTGCCATCTGGTTCTGCATATTCTGCTGTGCCGCGGCATTGGAGAACTGTGCGGATCCAAGCATCTGCTCGTACTGGCGCTGGCCCTCCTGACCGCCGCCCATGATCGACTCGGTCATGGCAGTCTGGTACGCATCCTCGCGCTGGCGTGCGAAGTTATCCATCGCACGATCGTAGGCCGCGTCACCCGGACGGAGACCTTGTGCGATCAGCTTCGACTCCATGTCTCCCTGCATCTGCTCAAACTGCGGGTCGAGGCGAGAGGTGGCGCGCTGGTAGATCGCCTGCTCTGCGCGGTTGCGGATCTCCTCCGGGGTCTGACCGAGTTGCTGTTGCAGTTGCGCCATATCCATGCCCTGCATCCCGCTGGTGTCGATCGCGCCCATGTAATCGAGCGGCCCCATCTGCTTGGCATCCGGGCCTTGCCCCCAGCCGGGGAGCTGTGACCAGTCCATCGACTGTCCGTACTCCTGCGCCGCACGCGCCATGAGGTCGCGACCAAGTGCCGAGCGTTCGCCTTGCAGGTACATCTGATCCTCCAGCGCCTTCTTGAGCGTTGGGTCGAGATCAGTGTTCTGCGTCCATGTGTTGATGTACTGCTCGGTGGTGGGATCCCAGACAGGGGTCACGCCCCAGTAGGTGGATCCCCACGGGGTCATCTGTGTTGGGCGATTGGCCCATGTCTGCTGTTCCGTGACCTCCTTGGAAGCCTCGCCTTGTGCAATGGCCGCCTTCTCGTAGTCCGGAGCCTTCGGGGAAGATTTGCCGCCCATTTATGCCACCTCTTTCAGTTTCTCCGCGAATCGCTCGCGGTCAAAATAATTGCACTCGTCAGCAGTCATGTGAAAGATGATGTAGTCCACACCCTCACAGTATGCATCCGGGACACGGGCGAATTCCTTGAACCCATAGTGCCTGTTCAGCCTGATAGCCTTCTCATTGTCTCCGGGTGTCAGGCCGATCATCATCTTCATCCCGGCAAAACCGAAGATCCAGTTCGCGAATATGCGGTGGATACCTTCTCTCAGCGCCTTGCGATTGAGCACCATCTGATGCACTTGCACCGAGGTCTCGCTCCACGAGTCAGCGATGAACGCCGCCAAGATCTCGCCATTCTCCTCGGCGACTATCCCCTTGGTGTCCTCGCACAGGATCACCTTGGCGTGCTTCTTGATCGTCGGCCAATCGCGCATCACATCCAGCTGGCGCATGATCATAGCAGGCCCCCCTTGTCCATCAGCAGATCGAACCCTGCCACCAGCATCCCGCCACCGACAGATCCTGTGAGGAAGATCGCCGCGTGCCGGCCCATCCCATCATTGCCGATGGTGTCAATGAACGGCCCCGGTGCACCGTACCAACTCGCGTCATCCCATCTCTGCACATCCCACTGCGCAACTGGGGATCCGACGAAGGGGGGTGAGTAATCCGTCACGGAGATATCGAAGTCCCAGCGGATCTTCACCGTGTAGGACGGTTCCACCCTAGAGATGAAGATCGGGCGAATGAACGCGCACCGCTTCCACTCACCCGGAGATCCCATCCCGGAGTAGTGGGTGAAAAGAGTGAATGCGATCGCATCACCACCAGATCCATCCAGCGCAACATTGTCCAGATCACCATCCAGCAGGATCACGCGACCATCACGCGTGCCAATGTACAGATCCCGCGGCCCGGAATACTGGCAGAGCATATCGATGCCCCGGAACATCGTCCATCCCTGCGTGGCGTTGTTGTAGACGAACTGGAGCGCAGATGCATCGGCCTCTGTATCAATCTTCGTCGGAGGGCAGGAAACGATCTGGATGTTGTTCTTCGGATCGATCTCCATCGACCAGCCATAGTTGTCGATGTTCTGTGCCATCGCCTGCCGGTAGTACCTGTTGATCTTGTCGGTGATGTGCTTGCCCTGCTCATCTGAGGATCCCTTCAGCAGATCAGCGAGGCGCAGGATCCCGCGAGAGGTCATAATCAAGATGTCACCGCCATTGCGGGAGAGCACCTTGCGGCCCTCCGGCACTGTGCCGGCATACCACCGGCCCACCACGCGCAGATCTTCTGGGTTGTCAGGGTTGAAGGATCCAGACAACTCCCAGACCACGACATCACCCGCAGAAGAGACCGCTACGAGCTTGTCATCCATCCCGGCCCCATCATCGATCGTCCAGACGGCGAGCTGTACGAGGTGGCCGCCCTTGAAGAAGCGCGATCCCATGTTCAGCTCCACGATGTCGCCCTCGATCCCGCCGGCTGTCTTCGTGTACCACGCCGAGGCCGAGTTGCGCTCTACGAACCACATCCGGCCCTGCCACTCCACGCCGCTCACAATGTTGGCCGGGATCGGATCCGAAGGCTGGAACCCAGACGGACGGCGAAGTGTATTCCCGTCGAAAATGTAGTACCCGTTCGCCTCGTCAAAGATCAGCAGGTAGTGCGCACCACCAACACCAGTGAAGTTGGTCGACACACAGAATCCGGAATTGCCTCGCTCTGTCGGCCAGATCAGGATAGGAACGTGCGGCCCTGCGCCTCCATTGGTGATGTCGTACAGGCCATGATTGGTGGCGGCGATAATGTGATCCAATCCACCAGATCCGAGCGCGGAGATGGAGTTGTAATACATGACCGACCGCACCTCACGCATCTGTCCATCAGCGTCAGGGATATTGGTCGCGAACTCACGAGTACCGGGACGGATCCTGACACCGAACTCTCCCGGAATCAGGTTCACCATGTACAGTGCCTGAAGGAACGGGTTCTGGTTGTCCTGCACCGTGTAGATCGCATCGTTCGCGTTGATCCCCAAGATCGGGGGAGGCGTTCCCATCGCCCCCACCAGCTGGGGCTGGGCGCGTGCCATGCGTTGTGCGAGAGCCTGCTTCATAAGCCAAACCCGGAGTCAGGGACGTTGCACCCGTCCAGCAGGCGAACGTGTACGCCGCGGCCGCCAGCCACCAGCACCGGGGCTGACTTCTCCCGGCCTATCCATCCCTGAATCTGCTGGATCGCAGAATCCTGTGCCTTTTCGGTGTCGAATCCACGCGCCTCGAGGAAACGCAAGCGGAGAAGACGCTCGAACATATGCGCAGGGTATTGCGGTTTGTCGGCATACGTCCTGATGGTGTCATCACCGACACCGGGATCCTCGCCACGCAACACCCACAGGTCGGAGATGTACTCGAAAGAGATCTCCGTCCCGATCGGAACCGGCACGGGCGTGATGTAGAGCTTGCCCTCGGTCAGCCTGAAGGACGCATAGATCGTGCTCGTGCCGATGTCGCCCTCGACAAGGTATGTCCACTCCTGAGGCGATAGCGGCCCACCCAGCGGCACGTTCTGGCCCCTCTGCCAGCCGGTCTGGTCGATCATGTACTGAAAATCGTCCGGGAGGTCGTAGATCCCGTTCTGGTCGTTCACCACGCCGTCGATGGTGAGAACGTGTTGCCGCCTGAGAACGCCCCACTCGGACATGGTGATCAACTCTCGCCCTGCCGAGTTGGCCAGTGCGATGAGTTGCTTGAATGACGGGTTGGGATCCTGAAACGGGTCAGAAGTCGCACTCAAGCCTACCTCGAGAGCCACCTGATTGATGATATCTCCAGCAGGCTTGTACTTCATTGCGTTACTCCTCGTCTATCAGGTTCTTCTGTTGCTTCTTCTTCAGGAGCTTCTGCATATCGTTCATCTGCTCCTGCATCAGCCTCATCTGCTCCTTGAGGGCATTGTTCTCCTCGCGCATCGCCTGCATCGGTGCAGACTTCGAGGAGTCCTCAAGGTACTGCTTGGCCTTTTGGCGCATGGCGTTGATGCCCATGAACTTGTTGGCCTGTGAATCCGGCATCGCCACCAGATCCTCAATCGTGCGGATCCCGAAGTGCTTCAGCTCCTCGCACTGGGAGCGGCTTATTCCCGGCCACTCCTCGAGCACCGTGCCATTCACGGGTTGCTCCTGCTTGGCCACGAACGCATTCCACTGCTGGGGGAAGCGTTGCTTGTCCTTCTCCCGGACGGGGCGCACCACGATGTTGTCCTTGTCGCCGGGGATCATAATCTTCACAAAAGGCACTTCCTTGAAGATTGGCCGCCCTTCCTCGAGGCTCTTCTCGGGATCCTTCACCGAGTCGTAGTAGAACTGGGCGTACCCAGTGTCGCGCACCTGTGCCAGTGCAATTTGTGTCAGTGCCGCATCAGCTTCCTGCATTTCATTCTCCTAGTTGTAAATCGGCGACCGAAGTCGCCGAGGTTGTGGATCAGGCATTGGCCGCCACGCCGAAGACGCGGTCACCCGATGCAAGGGTCTTGCTCGAGGCATTGGTGAAGGCGAACCCTCCAACGCTCTCAACCGTTGCGCCGGGAGCCACAGCACCAGAGGCCGTGACGGGAGTGATCAGGGAGTTCGCACCAGTGGGCGGGTTGCCCAGCGAGCCACCGCCGACAGACATCGCGGTGTTGCTCACAACACCGGGAACGCCGCCGACACCACCGATGTACCCGGAGCGCTGGATGGCATTGGGGCTGG